GGTTCTCGATATTGTCCTGCGGATTCATCTGGAAGGAAGCGAAGTCGTCCGGCTTGGGCAGCGGCATCTTGGACTCGGGGTCTACCTTCTTGACGAAGACGAGATACGTCCAGTGGGACTTGTTCGGCGGATTGCAATCATAGAACATCCGCGGCTTGAGTTGCACGGAGTCCCGACCCTTGATCAGAGTCATGGCGAGCTGCGCCAGTCGGGTGACCACCATGTTGCGGCCGTTCCATGGGATCTGGCTGCACTCATTCAGATAGATGGTGGCGTACTCATTGCCCAGAATCTTTTCGGTGCGCTCCTTGTCATCCAGACCGCCGAACCATATCTCAGAAGCCTGATCAGTGTCGGGGTTGATGGTGACGAACCAGTCGGACTTGTTCAGCTTCCACTTGACTTCGGGAAAGGCAATCTCCATTACCTTTGGAAAGGTATCGAAGATGATAGACGACTTGATGTGATTGAATCGGAAGCGCAGGATGCAATGCCGGCTGCGCGGAGCCTTGAGTGCTCGGAAGACTACGTTGCGCACGTGGAGGAAAGTCTTCCCCGAACGCGAACCACCGAACAGCATCACGTGCGTAGCCGTGCCGGCGACGTAAGCCATCGCGGCCTGCTGCTTGGCGGTTAGCTTGAAGGCCATCAGTCTTTCACCCGACAGGGGACTGGGTTCTCTTCGAAGCGCACGGCCTTGATGGTTGCGTCGCCGTTAAGCATCGCACGCATGAGGCGGTGGCGGCCATCCATGAGCTCGCCATCCTCGTCCAGGATGATCGGCTTGTCGAGGTCAGCGTCGTTCACGGCCTTCATATGCATCACCATCTCACGCAGGGTCAGCTTTTCATATGTATACCAGAGGCTGAGATGGTTGAGGGGAACCTCCATGACTGGGAGCGAGCGGCTGAGTTCGAAGAGGCGAGGCACGCTCCAGCAATGCCGACCAATAGAGCACATCTGGTCCTTTGGATCGATCCAGGCTTTGATTTTCATAGCTGCTCGTCCAGCGGCGATGCCTGAATAGTAACCACATAGGGCTTGTCACCGTCCGGATTCGTCGGTGCAATCTTGGTCGGTGCATCAAGTCCTAGGAGGCGAGCGCGTCGCTCCATGAGCTTGATGGCTCGGTCGATGGCTGCCAGCTTCGGGCCATTGTCTTGCAGCCGCACAGTGACGATGTTGCCGGTGGTCGGGTTCACAGTGGGGTTGCCGTCTGCATCCTCGACCACATCTCGGACGACTTGGCCACTGCTGATGAACGGGTGGAAGCCCTGCAGCACGCGCATGACCTCCTGCTCCAGGGACTCCAGCTTGGCAAGCTCCAGCTTGCGCAGGTCATCGACTTCCTCGACTATGATCTCTCGGAGCGCCTTCTTGTACACCTTGTAGATGTACCCTTGAGTCATGTCCAGCTCTTCAGCAATGTCGGGGAAGCTGACCCCTTCACGGCGGAGCTGGAGCACCCGCTTCTGCACGTAGCGCGTTCGCTCCGTTACAGTGGAGCTCTTGTTGGGAATATAGGCCATTGATTGATCCAAGCGATTAGTTGCCCTGATGATAGCCTAGAGGCTTACATCAAAGCAACTAGCTCGGCAACCAATTAGAGATCCCCAAGCACCACGACAGGAAGCACTCTCGGAACGAGGTAGGCCACCAGCACACTATTTCTATTTCGCATCATAGATCCTTTTGATTGCTGCTTCAACATAGACGGAGGCATCAAGAAGCTCCTCTTGAAGATGCCGAAGCCAGTCCACCAATTCTAAGTCAGTACGCTCCGTCGTGACACCATATTTCTCGAAGCCGCGCCGACTGCGCTCGAGCAAGCTAGACCGGATGGCTTCGACGTTCTTGTCTGGTGAAAGATCGCAATGGCCCAGGCATTCACCTTCGGGGTAGTTACATCCACTTCCTTGGCAGCTCATGGCTTCACCTCTTCGCGGAGTCGAGTCTCGAACCAGACGAGGAAAGCCTCCAAGCCGATGTCCACAGGGCAGCGTACTCTCTTCTTTCCTGCCGGAACATACCCGAACATGACCACCCTCCACTTGACGCGGTTCGACTTGTAAAGCAGCACCGGCTCTCGAGTACTCCCTGCCTGCTGTTTGCACTGTTCCCAGAAGCTACACATGTTCGGATTCTCATGGTGCTTCACCTCTAAAGCAAGCCAATCTAGCCCGACTATATCATGGCCTCCCTTATGACTCTGCATCAAGTTCCGCTCGAGTGAGGGCACTTCTCGATATGCGTCCAAATAGACCTTGGTCACCACTGGCTGCAACATCTTGACAACCTCTCGCTCGGCGCGCTGGCCTTTATCACGACTGAAGCTTCCACTTGCCATCTTACTCTCCTTCTGCCCATTTAAGAGCGGTTAACATATCACAAAAAGAAAATCTCCAATGACTTCAATGGGTTATATATACTTTTAATAATTTTAATAAGTTTAAGGGGTATATATAGACCTTTCTATTATCTACTCTACTCACCCCCTCTTCACTTAGGGACACCCCATAAACCCATAAATGCCAATAAACCCAATGACTTCAATGGGTTAGGGCCAAAAACGGCCCCTCCCACCCCTAAAAGCTGTTACCCCCAGTTCGCTCCAATCCCATAAGCTACTCCGGAGAACTTATACTTCTCGAGTAGTTGCGGCCGCGCGATCTCTATCAGCATGCCGGAGTCGACCAAAGTCTGGACGCCGCGCTTGAGGGCATTCGTCGCCCCTAGTCGGTCGTGACGGAAGCTGGCCACGCTGGCGGTGCGCTGTGCGAGGTAGGCATAAGGAATAATCTTGGAGGCCATGAGCTTCGCGTAGCGGTCTTTAACTGCCTTGGGTGGGTGAGTCATGTAGCCTTCGATTGCTCGCTTCAAGTCGTGGAATTGCTTGCTATCCCCCTGGCCAACGTCACCGTCCTTGAAACGGGCCGCAACGAGCTCGACGTCGCGCGTCACAAAGTCAATAGCCCACTGGGCCATGTCGGCAGTGACAACGGGCTGGTGGGGGTTACAGCCTACCGCTAGAAGGGCCGAGAGCTTGAGGGCTTTCAAATGGGCACGGTTCCAGACCTGCATTTCAACATCCATCTTGCTGGCATTCATAATGCCGTCCGCCCGGGCGTCGAAGTCATCGAGCAGGGCTACACTGTGGCTATCAAGCTGCACCGGTGCGCAGGCATTATTATTTGACGTGGTCAGGCTTATGGCCACCAAGTCGATAAAGCGCTGGGCGAGACCCTGGGAGGGTGGCACGTTGGCATTACGATTGCGCGGTACGCGGTCGCCGGTGTATTCGATTACCGAGAAGCGGGGGATAAGCCCCTCGGCCACGTGGGAGGCGTCCAGCCCATCGAAGAAGGTCTCGGGGGTGGACTCACCCAGGATGGTAACGTTGGGGGCTTGGATGATCTTGGTGTTCTTCTCGGTGTCCGAGTAGACCGAGGAGCGCAGCATGCGGTTCCATCCCGACTTGGCATACAGGTCGAGCAGCACCTTGCGGAGCATCAGCTGCGCAGAGTTAGCGCGCTGGTCACTGAGCTGCTGCAAGGTAAGACCAAACTCCCCGAGCACTGATACAAAGCAGGGTTTGTCGTTGAGCACCTTAACCAACGCCTGTCCGGATGCGAATGCGGCCGGGCCAATGAACTGGTCCACCATCGGAATCTGTGCGCGCACGGCGGAGATCAGATTTTCGATGCCGCTAAGTGCCCCTTCCTTGCCCGAGCCAGTCTTCGCTAGCAAGATCAGATACTGGTTAAGTCCAGAGCCGGAGATGTTGTAAGAGCGGCCGCAGACACCAGCTGTCAGGGCGAGCGCTGCCGCGAGGGCAATCTCCGGCACTGGGCGGATGGCCGTCTGATAGAAGTAGCTAGCAAGCTCGCCAACCAACCCAGGTGGCAGCGTTATGCCGGGCACCGACGGAGGTATACTGGGGCCTACCGTGCTTTGCGTAGACCCCAGTATACCAAGGTTACCCTGGGTTACGGGAGATTGTATAACCTCGGGTAACTTCGCTATAAGCGCCTCGGCGTTGGCTTCGATGGCCGACATGTCCACAGGTGCTGGCTGTTGGGCGCGTATCTTGCCGAGCGCGAAGTTCAGGTAGGTGTCATTGCGAATTGCCTTCTCGCGCTTGCCAAGGGCGCTCATGCGAAAGAGCCTTCGCACCTGCTCGTTGTCCGGCGTGTAGTAGGCGATGATGGAGAGCAGGGCGAAGTCGGCTTCGCTTTGGCTTGGATAGCCAGTCATGTCTCCGGCGCAGAGGGTGTTGAACTTCTCGGCATTGCTGGCCCGCATGGCCATGGCAACGACTTCCTCGTCTTCTTGGATAGCCTCCCGGTCATTGAGCTCGACTGTAGCCGCTGGTTTCATCTCACCATAGAGAGTGTCGAGCAGCGGCTGGTAGTCCACGATCGGGGTGTTGCGCACCACGTCACCAGTGCAGATCATGTACCGCGCAGAGCTGTAGACCTCCACATTGTCGCGGTGCACCCCGGACGGGAGCTTGCCTTTGACGATGATATGGTATCCGCGGCCGCTGGCAGAGCGCTCGGTGTAGCTGTCAAAGGCGGTCAGGATCTTTTGGTGCCTTGCCCACTCTTCCTCGCTAAGAGGCTTGTCAGGCTTGTTGTCCAGATCGATGATGCAGTAGGGGTCCCAAGTGGCCAGCACGAAGCCGACATACTTGAAGCCTGTGCGGCAAGCCTCGTCGAAGGTTCCCCATGAGGCGGGATCATTTACGCTGGCAGCTTGGCCGGTGCGTGGGCTGACCGGAATCTTATCGACACCGGCACACACCCACTGCGGCAAAGCGCGCAGTTCGTTTGGAATGTTTTGTCTCATCTTTATCAAACCAGGTGACTGCCAGAGAGGTGCTCATACAGGTACTGCACGCGGTTGACGGATGGGTTCTTGTAGGAGCCTGACACAAACTTGCGCAGCCAGTAGAAAGATATTTTGGTCTCAGAATAGACCTCAAGTAGATCGCGCCCTTTGAGCAGATCAATGGTCTTTAGCATCAGACTACTGGGCTGGTCATAAGGCTCATGTTTTTGGGACATAGCTATATAGACTCCGTTGTGGGGATGGACCGGCCCATTATAGGGAGGGCAACCCTTATCGGGCAAGCCTTTTTCGGGGAACCAAATAACACTTGGAGATGCTCGAGTGCCCCTTTATAATGGGCCTTCTTTCAACAAAAGGAGTTAGCATGCAAGACCCCGCGTATGTGAACACGGTGCAGAGCCTGTTCAAGACCAAAGATTTTAATGTGGCAGCAGACGGAATGATGCACGCTGCCATTGGCGTGGCTGGTGAAGCCGGCGAGCTTCTGGATGCTGTGAAAAAGGTCTGGGCCTACGGCAAGCCGCTTGACCGCGAGAATGCCATCGAAGAGCTGGGTGACCTCGAGTTCTATATGGAAGCCCTGCGCCAGCAGATCGGAGTCAGCCGCGAGCAAGTCCTCCAAGCTAATCAAGAAAAGCTTGCCAAGCGTTATCCAGGTCTCCGATACTCCGACTCACTGGCCCAGCGGCGTCTCGACAAAGAGAGCACCGTCGGTCGGGATCGTTTTCAACCCTAAGGAGATCAGAATGGAACTAGCGCAACAGCTCAAGCTGCAAGAGTGGAATGAAGCCATCGTCGCAGCTACCGAAGCCAAGAAGGCTATTGAGAAGGAGCAAGCACTCCGCAAGGAAATCATGGCCCTGTTCTTCCCCGCTCCGGAAGAAGGCACCAACAAGGTAGACCTCGGTTCTGGCTGGACGCTCAAGGCCACCCACAAGATTGACCGCAAGATCGACGAGGCAGCATTGCCGGCTGTCTTCCAGCAGCTCCGCGAGATGGGTGTCAACCCTGACCCGCTGGTGCGCTCGGTACCTGCCCTCGAGACCAAGGCATACAAGTCCCTGGCCCAGATCAACCCCGACGCCTCACGTGTCTTCGATCAGGCCTTGACCATCAAGCCGGGCTCCCCTACTCTGGAGCTCATCCCTCCGAAGGCGGCGTAATGGCCGTCCATATAACCACAACCCAGCAGGCTGCCCAGTTGCACGGCATTAAGTGTCTTGTCTATGGCAAGTCGGGTGCGGGCAAGACCAAGCTCGCGGCGACTGCCCCTGCCCCGATCATCCTGTCAGCGGAGTCCGGTATCCTGTCTCTTCGGGAGTTCCAGATCCCGATGATTCAGATCAAGACCGTGGCCGACCTGACTGAAGTGCACCAATGGGCTTTGAACTCGGCCGAGGCCAAGCAGTTCGCCACCATCTACATCGACTCCATCTCGGAGATCGGGGAAGTGGTGCTGGCGAATGCCAAGGCCCAGGTCAAAGACCCACGCCAAGCATACGGCGAGCTCATCGAGAAGATGATGGCGACCATCAAGGCGTTCCGCGACCTGCCCGGCAAGAATGTGGTCATGGCAGCAAAGCAGGAGCCCATCAAAGACGAGATGACTGGCATCGTGCAGTACGGCCCAAGCATGCCGGGTTCGAAGCTCGGCCCACAGCTTCCATATTTGTTTGATGAAGTGTTCCGGCTCGGTGTCGGAAAGACTCCGCAAGGAGTAGAATACAGGTTCTTGCAGACCGGACCCGATCTGCAGTACGACGCTAAAGACCGGTCGGGGTCTTTGGATCCCGTTGAACGTCCCGACCTTTCGTTTGTTTTCAGTAAAATCCTAGGAGTTAGATAATGGCCCAGTTGAATTTCGATGCATCGCAAGTCGCCCCGAGTGAAGCTCTCGAGGCAATCCCCGCAGGCTGGTACAACGCGCAGATGACCGCTTCAGAGATGAAGCCCACCTCTGACGGCACCGGTGCCTACCTGCAAGCCGAGTTCACCGTGCTCAGCGGTGACTATGCCGGCCGCAAGCTGTTCGACCGCATCAACCTGCAGAACAAGAACCCCGTGGCAGTTGAGATCGGCTACAAGACCCTGTCGGCTATCTGCCACGCCGTCGGTGTGATTCAGTTGCAAGACAGCCAGCAACTCCACGGCCGCCCCTTGCAGTTGAAGGTCTCTCTGCGCGCTGCCGGCCCAGGTTCCGACGGTAAGCATTACGAGGCCAGCAATGAGGTCAAGGGCTACAAAGGCATGGACGGTGCTGGCGTGCCGATGGCTGGTGCCCCTGCCGGTGGCGCTCCGAGCTGGGCTCCGCAAGCCCCTGCCCAGCAGGCTGCCCCTCAGTATGCACCACCTCCGGTAGCAGCTCCGCAACCGTGGGCTCCTCCGGCTCAACCCGCTGCGGCAGCCCACCAAGCGCCGCAAGCCCCTGCCCCTCAGCAATGGGCACCCCCTGCCCAGCAGGCTGCCCCTGCGCCCCTGCAAGCGGCTCCAACACCTCCGTGGCAAGGTCAGCCGGCTGCCCAGGCACCCGCAGTCGGTCAGCCTATTGCTCAAGGCAACGCGCCGGTACCGCCCTGGGCTCAGCCAGCTAAGTAAATGAAGTGCGAGGCCCGTTCCGAAAGGTTCGGGCCTTTCTTCTCTTTGGACACTCATAATGCTACTAGCAACTAAGACTCTGAAGGCTATCGAAGATGCCTTGCAGAAAGACCAGGGTGCCAAGTTCCGCGGCCACTTGGGTGAGCTCATGCCGCTTGCCGGTGATGCCTACAGCACCAAGGAAGACGACTGGCGCGACCACTTGGGTGCCTCCTTGATTGGGCGCGAATGCGCACGCGAGGTCTGGTATGGATTTCGCTGGACAACTCTGAAGAAGTTCGACGGCCGCATGCTCCGGCTGTTCAACCGCGGGCATCTGGAGGAGCCTCGCTTCATTGCCCTGCTGCTCATGATCGGGTGCCAAGTCTGGCAGGTCGATGCCAATGGTAAGCAGTTTAGAATTAGTGGCCACATGGGGCACTTCGGCGGTTCGCTTGATGGGGTTGCCCAGGGCATCCCCGATCTGCCGGGCATCCCCGTTCTGACGGAATTTAAGACCCACGGGGAGAAGTCTTTTATCAAGCTCAAGGCCGACGGAGTGATGTCTGCCAAGTGGGAGCACTTTGTCCAGATGCAAATCTACATGGGCAAGAACGCCTTGACCTGGGCACTCTACGCGGCCGTAAACAAGAACACCGACGAGATCCATCTTGAGCTAGTGCAATTCGACCAGCAGCAGTATCAGCGCTATCTTGACCGCTCGGCCATGATCATCGAGGCCAAAGAGCCGCCGCCAAAGATCAACCAGAGCCCTGGGTGGTTCAAGTGCAAGTTCTGCGACCATTCGGACGTCTGTCATGGCGCTGGAGTTCCCGCGCGCAACTGCCGCACCTGCGTCAACTGCCATCCTGTCGATGGCGCGAAGTGGGTCTGCGTTCGCAGGTTCGAAACGGAAGAGCTATCAAGTGCTAAACAACGCGCCGGGTGTGATAATTACTCCTTGAATAAGACTTTCAAAAACAAGGTGTAACATGAAAATTGCCGTGCTATTCGATGGCGCAGGTCTCGCTCGCCTAGGGTTGGAGCAAGCTGGACATACCTGTGTTGGGGTAGAGCTTGATCCGCACAAGCACCACCTATCTTCCTTTGTTGGGCATGGGGATTGCATCCTTGCGGACGTTCGGGAGTTTGATCTTACTGGCTTCGACGCCGTATGGGCCTCTCCCCCATGCCAACAGAGAAGCCAAGCTCGAACGCAAGGGGCACCCCGAAGTGCCTATGCTGACGATCTTGTCGATTGGGCACTGGCCTTAGCTATTCCAGTCTTGTGGGTAGAGAACGTGGTCGCCTCCGGAGAGCAGTTTGGCGCCCTTTATAATGCCGCCCAGTTTCATGAACCCCCACTACAGATCAGGAATCGTGTAATCGGTGGCCGCTACCTAGCCCCCGAGGTGTTTCGCCCATATACTCGGGCACTCAAAGGAGTTTGTCCCGCGGTCACAGCTACCGAGTATCGCGGATGCGCAAGCGACCAGAGGCGGGCGTCCCGCTTCTATGGGCGTCGGTTAACTCTCGAGGAATGCGCCTTCCACCAAGGTTTCTCAATACCGTCCGGGTGGGCGGCTCCACCACCTTGGTTCATCGGTACCACTGTCGCTTGGAGAAACCAGCAATACGAGGCTATTGGAAACGGTGTTCCGGTCTACATGGCACGAGCTTTCGGGGAGGCATATAAATGAAACTCCGCGACTACCAAGATGCGGCAGTAGATAGCATCTTCCAATACTTTGCCAACGGCGGTCGTGGTAACCCGATCGTCGCGCTGCCCACTGGCACTGGTAAGTCTGTGGTCATCGGGGCATTCATTCGGCGCGCCATGGAGCTCTACCCTGGGACGCGCGTTATGAAGCTGACGCATGTCAAAGAGCTGATCGAGCAGAATCTTGAGAAGCTACTGGCCATCTGGCCGACTGCTCCGGCTGGCGTTTATTCGTCCGGACTCAAGCGCAAAGACATTGGCATGCCGATCATCTTCGGAGGCGTTGGTACCGTGGCGCGCGGCACGCCGGAGCTCTTCGGGCGGATTGACTTGCTCCTGATTGACGAATGCCACCTAGTCTCGCCCAAAGAGACTACGATGTATCAGATCGTCATCCAAGGGCTGAAGGAGATCAATCCGCACCTCAAGGTCATCGGTTTCACTGCCACGCACTACCGACTTGGGCACGGCATGCTGACTGAGGAGGGCGGACTCTTCACGGACGTCTGCTTCGACATGACACGCATGGAGGCCTTCAACTGGCTGCTAGCCGAAGGGTACCTCTCTAGGCTGGTTCCGAAGCCAACCTCTGTCCAGCTCGACGTCAGTGATGTCCACATTCATGGCGGTGAGTTCAAGCAGAACGAGCTCCAGGCGGCTGTCGACAAAGATGAGGTCACCTACGCCGCCGTTCAGGAGATGTTGGCTTATGGCCATGACCGCGCGCATTGGCTGATCTTTGCTTCGGGCATCGAGCACGCCATCCACGTGGCTGCCATGCTGGACAGCCTGGGCGTCTCGGCAACCTATGTGCATTCGAAGATGCCCGACAGCCAACGAGATGCCGCCATCCTTGATTTCAAGCGAGGCAAGTTCCGGGCAATGGTCAACAATGGGATCTTAACTACCGGCTTCGACTTCCCGGGCATCGACCTCATTGGCATGCTACGCCCGACGCAATCCCCTGGGCTGTGGGTGCAGATGCTAGGCCGCGGCACTCGCCCCGTCTATGCCCTGGGCTATGAGCTAAGCACCGCTGAGGGGCGCATGGCGGCCATCTATTATGGCGGCAAGCAGAACTGTCTCGTTCTGGACTTCGCTGGCAATACAAAGCGCCTGGGGCCGATTAACGACCCTGTCCTGCCCAGGCGTAAGGGCAAGGGCGGCGGAGTCGCCCCTGTTCGGTTATGCGAGGTCTGCGGCACCTATAATCATGCCAGCGTCCGGTTCTGCGTCGAGTGCGGAGCTGAGTTTCCGCGCGAGGTCAAGATCCGCCAGCACGCCGGAACCGACGAGCTCATCTCCGATGGCGCTCCGAAGACGGAAGTCTTCAAGGTCGACCGGGTCATCTACGGCGAGCACCGGAAGGAAGGAAGACCCCCGACAATCCAAGTAAGCTACTTCTGTGGTCTGCGCATGTTCAAAGAATGGGTCTGCCTTGAGCATGAAGGATACGCCGGCAAGAAGTCTCGCGATTGGTGGCGCGAGCGCGCTTTAGACGAGCCACCTGAAACTACCGCCGAGGCTTTGGCCGGCCTCGACGTCCTTCGCACACCAACCCATATCCGCGTCTGGTTGAAGCCTAAATACGATGAAGTGCTGGCCTACGACTACACCGGAACATCTTTTGGAGAATCATAATGCCCTTTCCCTCAAACCTTGCTGCCACCCGAGACCTGCTCCACAAAGAGCTTATCCAGACCCAGGTCGTCCGAAGCTGCCTTAATTGCGAATGCTTCGATAAAAAGAAAGGGGAGTGCCTTGAATTCAAGATGCGCCCACCGGCAGAGGTGATCGTCTTCTCTTGTGGAGCGCCCTGGGTAGGTGAGATCCCTTTCTAGCATGAGAGCCTGTAAGCTCTGCGGAGCAGACATTAGTAGCACCTACCACTCCCGCCTGTATTGCGCGCCGTGCCAGCCGCATGCCCAGGTGGTGAAGGGAGCGCGCTTTGCGAGGGCGGAGGTTGCCAAGGCTGTTCGAAACGGCCTTCTCCCTGATGCCAAAACACTCCGATGCCGCGATTGCGGGAAGCCAGCTACCCAGTGGGAGCATCGCGACTACGCGAAGCCCTTGGATGTCGAACCAGTCTGCGGAAGCTGCAATTGTTGGCGGGGCGAGGGTAAGCCCTTATGAGGGTTTTTAGGATCATCTTCTTTGAAAAAGGTGTTGCACCCCTATCAGGTTGCCCCTATAATTCATTCATGGATCAGAAGAACAGATCCTAACCCTCAACAGCCAACCTAGGAGTTTCTCATGTACTACGTCACCACTAAAGCCGCCGTCCTCCCCTTCGCTCTCCTGGGCGAACACGCCAGTCGCGCAGATGCCCGCCAGATGGCAAAGGAGCTCGGCGGCACCTGCCGCACCCAAGCTGAGTACGACGAGCTGGTTGCCCTCCACGCTGTCGAAGCTCCTGTCGAAGTTGATCAAGCTACTTTCGAAGAAGTTCAAGAAAGCGGCGACCTCGAAGAGCGCCTCGAAGTTGCCCTAGCAGTGGCCGATCAGGAAGAAAAGAAAGAGCCGGTTGCTAAGGCCGATGTTGTCCATGAATCCACAGTTGAGCGCCCTTGCAAGCTGGTGTGGCACATTGCCGATGAGATGACCGCCGCCAACCCAGCAGTGCGTCGCAAAGATGTCTTGGCGGCCTGCGTCGCACGTGGCGTGGCCTTCTATACGGCTCGCACTCAGTACCAACAATGGCTCGGTATTCAGAAAGAGATGGCCGCCCGTGAAGCAGCTCAAGCCGCCAAGTAAAGACGCCTGCTACTGCGGCCGATGCCAAGGCGCCCACCGCGAGTGGGGGCGTCACCCAGCGGACCCGACCGGAGAAAGGTTCGGGGACCATCACTGGCCGATCCCTTTACCCCATGAACGCGGAGCTTCTATGAAATACATGCTTATTGACGTCACTAACGTCGAAAGTACGGCGGTTATTGCCATCGCCGCGCTACGTCCGGTTGTCCTGCTAGGCAAAGTCCATGCTGCCCAGGGTCGCAAGGTTATAGCCCCTCCCTTCGAGGGTCGCAGCTTTGCCAAACTTGATAAGTTGGCGCTTCAGTACCTCTACTGGAGCGTCTGCAAGGAGACCCCTCCGGACGAGTATGGCGAGCTGGTGCGCAACTGCCTTGCCAAGCTGAATGCCCTGCCCGAAGATGCCACGCCTATCGAAGACCTTGAGCGCGAAGTGGCCAGACTTTATCCAGAGACCCCAGGGTCCGCGCCAACAGAGAAGGCGCCCAGGGAGCCCGGAGCTCCACCGCCCAGGCCAAAGGCTACCTCGACGACTGGCCGCGTGTGGGAGATTGCTGACCGCATGCGGGAGGCTGGGTCGACGGATCGGAAGGCGGTCATTGCCGCTTGCGAAGCCGAAGGCATTAACCCATCCACGGCATCGACGCAATACGGAAAATGGAAGGCATCTAAATTGTAAGACTTTGGGGCTTGACCTAGTCAGGCCTCCCGGATATTATTCAGGTCATGGGAAGCACCCATATCAACCACTTACCACCTAGGAGTTAGAAATGATTGAAGAAGCGAAGACCGAAGCCGCCGTCGAGAAGGCATCCAGCGTTGAACAGAACGGTGTGTCCCGTCCGAAGGTTGGCACTGCCACCGAACGCGTCTGGGCGATTGCCGACGCGCTGAGCACTGCCGCTGGCAAGGCCATCGAGCGCAAGCCGGTCCTCGACGCAGCCGTCGCCGAAGGCATTAACCCCGCTACCGCTGCCACCCAGTATGGCCGCTGGTGCAAGTTCTTCGGTGTCAAGCATGCGCCGATCGAAAAGGCTGCCAAAGAGCCAAAAGCTCCCAAGGCGCCGAAAAAGCCGAAAGCTGCTAAGGTAGCAGCTGAAGCTGATGTCTCCGTTGAGGAAGAGCAAGGGGCTTAACTCCTTCTGGCTGTTGGGGTACTAGGGGCACTTCGGTGCCCCTTTTTGTTGAGGACTGTTCAAAAGAAGAGTTGTGTAGCCTAGCGATCGGGCCTATAATTGGAGTTCCTTATCAGGAGTACCCAATGAACCAGCAGCCAATCGAAAAGCGGATCTCTCGGGATGATGGCATCCTCAGTATCCACAGTATCTTTCATACCATCCAAGGCGAGGGCCCGTTCTGCGGAACGCCGGCGGTCTTCATTCGACTCGCAGGATGCAACCTCCAATGCCCAGCATGCGACACGGACTACACCTCCAGCCGCTGGGATTCTGGACCGCTCGGAATCCTAGACCGCGTGCGCGAGCAATCCGCCTACGGCCTTGTGGTCATTACGGGCGGAGAACCTTTCCGGCAAGACCTTGTCAAGCTCCTTAACGTCCTGACGGATGCGGGGTACTATGTCCAGGTCGAGACCAATGGCACGCTCGAGCCGGCCGATGTCCCTTACTCGCTGGTCACCGACATCCGCACCGGGGTCTACGTGGTCTGCAGCCCGAAGGCCGGCAAGGTGCACCCTCGCATTGCTGAGGTGGCCTGCTGCTACAAATATGTCCTCTCCCGAGATAGCATCCACGCCGACGGCTTGCCCTTGCGCGCCCTCGAGCACACCGCCAGCCCATTCGTGGCTCGGCCTCCAAAGAATTGGCGTCGCCCGATCTACGTCCAGCCGGTGGACTCGAAGGACGAGACAACCAATGGGCAGCACCTCAAGGCTGCCATCAACTCCTGCATGAAGAATGGCTACATCCTTCAGCTGCAGATTCACAAACTTATCGACATGGAGTAAGACATGAAAAAGGCCTTGGTTATTCTTTCAGGCGGGCAAGACTCGACCACCACTTTATTCTGGGCGAAGGAGCGTTTCGACGAGGTCCACGCCATTACCTTCGATTATGGCCAGCGCCATAGAATCGAGCTGGACGCTGCAGTTAAGGTGGCGGCAATGGCAGAGGTCGCCAGCCATGAGATCGTCGCGCTACCGGGCGTTCTGCGCTCGACAAGCCCACTTACAAGCGACGCAGAGCTGGAGCAGTACGAGGACGCCGGCCAGATGGAAGCCGTCATCGGTAACCGCGTGGAGCTGACCTTCGTTCCGATGCGCAACACCTTCTTCTTTACGGTGGCCATGAATCGCGCCGTTGCCCTGGGTGCCCACCATCTGGTGACCGGCATCTGCCAAGAGGACAATGCCAACTACCCGGACTGCACGGAGAAGTTCCGCAACGCCTTCGAGAGCATGGCGAATCTGTCCCTGGGCACCGAGCGCTTCTTTATCCATGCGCCTCTGATGTATCTCAGCAAGGCCGAAACCGTTATGATGGCCAAGGCGATGCCGGAGTGCTGGGAAGCACTGGCCTACTCGCACACTAGCTATGATGGCAAGTACCCGCCGACCGACAAGAACCATTCCAACGTGCTGCGTGCCTACGGCTTCGAAGTAGCTGGCCTGCCCGACCCCTTGGTGCTGCGTGCTCACCGCGAGGGATTGATGGAGTTGCCGGATACCCCGAACTACCGTAACATTCAACTCTCATTGTTCAACGAGGAAAACTGAAATGCCCATTCAAGCCCACCGCTACCACGACATCTCCGTAGGCCACCGCGTCTACAACCAAGGCTCTAAGTGCGAGATGCTCCATGGCCATAACTACCGAATCCACTTCAACATCGAAGCCCAGGAGCTGAACGAGCTTGGAATGGTTCTGGACTTCGGAATCATCAAGTCGACCCTCTGCATGTGGATCGAAAACAACTGGGACCATAGGTTCTTGGTTTGGGAGCAAGACCCGTGGTCGCGCTACCTGCTCGAGATCGACCCGACGATTGTGTGGACTTCTTTCAACCCGACCGCCGAGAACATGGCCAAGTTTCTTGTCGAAGTCGTCGGCCCCGAACTGCTGGTCGGCCATGCTTGCAAGCTGGTCTCCGTGACCGTCGAAGAGACCCGCAAGTGCTCTGCCTCCTTCAACCTCCCACAAGGCTACAAAGAATGAAAGTCCTGACCAATCAAGATGTCCGTGCTCTTGCAATCGATCTTGCCTCACGTGCCGCTGTTCTTGGCCTGGGCGCGAAGCTGTTTCCTATCCCGCGCGGTGGCATCCCGGCAGCCTATGCCATGCAAGCCATCGAGTATCGTTTCGAGATCGTGGAAGACCCGGCAGCCGCAGATTTCTTCCTCGATGACATCATCGACTCCGGCTCAACCATGCAGCAATGGTGTGATGAATACCCTGGCAAGCCCTTTGTCGCACTCATCGATAAGACCGATCCCGAGTGCCCGTATCGCGACGAATGGGTGCGCTTTCCCTGGGAGGGCACAGAGCGCTCGGAAGACGATACCATCGTCGGAACGCTGACCAACCGCATCACGGCGGCTGGTGCGCCTTTCCTTGCCAACGACAACATCGCGGCCTTCCTGGCTGGTGACGAACTGGACTTGCTGCAGGAGGAGGTGGCCCGTCGGGCAGAGCACTTCCTGCGCGGCTTAGTAATCGACGTCGGTAATGACCACAATACCGTCGGGACGGCCAAGCGCATAGCTAAGATGTACCTCCGCGAGGTGTTCAAAGGTCGCTATCTGGCATCCCCGGCCATTACGGACTTTCCTAATGCCAAGGGGCTGGACGAGATGTACATGACCGGGCCAATTACGGTGCGCTCTGCTTGCAGCCACCACTTTGTCCCGATCGTTGGCCGCTGCTGGATTGGCATCATTCCTGGCGAGCGCGTCATCGGGCTGTCCAAGTTCAATCGCATCGTCGAATGGGTTGCCAGCCGGCCGCAGATTCAAGAAGAATTGGTTATGCAAATCGCCGACTTCATTGAGCAGCAAATCCAGCCGAAGGGCTTGGCCATCGTCGTGGAGGCCACCCATCTCTGCATGACGTGGCGCGGCGTGCGTGAGCCGATGGAAGCCAAGATGACGACCAACGTGATGCGCGGTGCCTTTCGCGACAAGCCGGAGGCCCGAGCAGAGTTCATGACCTTAGTTGCCAAGGGATGAAACTATACCTAGCCGGTATCTATACAGCGAACTTCAATATAGGGGGTTCGCTGTATAACCGCCTCACCGAGAACGAAAAGAGGCAACGCGAGAGCGCGACCAACTTGCTCGAGTCATTCCACTACATCCATCGCCAATCCTTTGTGGATAGAATCCGCGGGGATGGCCGAAAGGTCTTTCTCGACTCCGGGGCCTTCTCTGCCTTCACCAAAGGGGTGTCTGTCGACATCCCCAAGTACTGCGACTACATCAAGCGCAATAAAGACATCATCGAGCATGTCGATGGAACCATCCTAGCCTCCGTGCTGGACGGCATTGGCGACCCGCTCAAGACCTACCAGAACCAGCTCGAGATGGAGCGCCTCGGCGTTCGGCCGTTGCCTTGCTTCCACTACGGGGAAGACGAGCGGTACCTCGAGTGGTATATTGCCAACTACGACTACATCACCCTCGGCGGCATGGTGCCTATCTCTACTCCGCAGCTCAAGCTATGGCTCGACCGGATCTGGGAGAAGTACCTTACCGATGGCTCTGGCAGACCCAGGGTCAAGGTACACGGCTTCGGACTGACGACAGTGTCTCTGATGGAACGCTACCCTTGGTATTCTGTCGACTCCTCGTCCTGGGTGCAGATTGCCCGGGTCGGTGGGATGATGCTTATGCCAGAAGCGAGAGTCATCAACGTCTCAGACCAGAGCCCTCAGCGCCGGGTAGAAGGCCAACATATCGATACGCTGACACCACCATTGCGGCAGGCTGTAGAGGAGAAGCTTCGCGCCTGCGGTGTAGATACGGATCGTATGCGGGAGACCTACCTCTCCCGGTGGTGCTACAATATCTGGGCATTCGACCAGCTTGGCATTCAACATTTCGAGGCCGATCCCAAGTTCGTGCCCGATCAAATAGGACTATTCTGATGCTCGACTCCCTCCGCTTCGTGCAGGGGGCGGTCGCGAAGAAAGACTTCGTGCCGTCCCTCACCCATTTTCGAATCCAAGGCGGTACCGTTCGCGGATTCAACGGCATGCTGGCGCTCTGCTGCCCAATCGACCTCGACCTCGATTGCAGCCCGAAGGCGCTCCCGTTCGTCAAGTCTATCCAGACATGCAAGGAGACCATCCAGCTCCACCTGACCCAGGCCGGTCGGCTGTCTGTCAAGTCGGGCAAGTTCAAAGCCTTGGTCGATTGCATCCCGGACGAATACCCAAACGTGGAGCCCGAAGGAGTGGTCATGCCGCTCGATGGGGAGCTGCTGAAGGCGCTGAAGATCCTGACTCCCTTTATCGCGGACGACGCCTCCCGCCCCTGGGCTCGCGGTATCCTGTTGCGTGGGCAATCGGCCTTCGCCACCAACAACATCGTTCTGATAGAGCGCTGGCTCGGATACTCTTTTCCGGTGGAGCTCAACATCCCGCGCAGCGCTGTAGTTGAGATGCTTCGAATCGGGGAGGAGCCAGAGCGCTTGCAAATCTGCGAGAACAGCGTCACCTTCCACTATTCAGGTAAGCGCTGGCTCCGTACGCAGACCTATTCAACACAGTGGCCGGACATTGGACGAATCCTCGATAAGCCTTCCAACCCGCTCGGCATTCCAGAAGGGCTGTGGGAGGCGGCTGCCGACCTCGCCCCTTTTGTAGATGAGCTCGGTCGGCTCTTCCTATCCAACGGCATGGTGACCACAGGGCATGGCGAAGGCGCTGGAGCCTCAATTGAAGTGCCTGGAATCCTTGATAATGGGTGCTTCAACGTACAGCAAGTGATGCTCCTCAAAGGCGTCGCCAAGACAATCGATATGACTGGTTACCCTGGGCCTTGCGCCTTCTTCGGAGACAAGATTCGCGGTGCCCTCGTCGGGATGCGCGTATGAGAGTTGATAGCATCGGGATGTTCTGGGAGGACGTGGCCACTGGCGGTCGAGGTGCCAAGGCGATTCGCGTCATGCCGCCAATCCCGGAGACTGGCTGGTTGCCGCCTACCTATCTGCCTGACCTTTCCCGGGCAAAGGTCATCTCCATCGACTGTGAAACCAAAGACCCCGAGCTGCTGGAGCATGGCCCAGGCTGGGCGCGCGGCAAGGGGCATATCGTCGGTGTCTCCGTTGGGGCTGACGGCGGAGGCCGCTGGTACTTCCCGATCCGCCACGAAGTTGAGCCGGAGCATAACTGGCCGCCTGAAATGGTGCTAGCCTGGCTGCGTGACACCCTCGCTAACCCCGCACAACCCAAGGTCGGGGCCAACCTAATGTACGACGTTGGATGGCTGCGCCACGAGGGCGTAACCGTGGCTGGCGAGCTGGTGGACGTGCAGTACGCAGAGGCTTTGCTGGACGAGCGGGCTGAAGTAGCATTGGAAGTGCTGGCGCAGAAGTACCTCGGCGAAGGCAAAGAATCCAGCCTGCTCTACCGCTGGTGCGCTGACTTCTACGGTGGCAAGCCAAACGGCGCACAGCGCGCAAACATTTACCGCTCCCCTCCCAGGCTGGTCGGCCCATACGCTGAGAGCGATGCTGACCTGCCGATGCGTGTTGCTATCGCCATGTATCCGCATCTCGTCCGCGAAGGCATGATGGAACTCTTCCGAATGGAATGCGACCTCATCCCTATGCTGATCGATATGCGCTTCGCAGGTGTGACCGTTAACATCCCGCGCGCTGAGGAGCTGCGCGATACTTTGGCGGCTCGGGAGAAGGTCGAAGAATCCAAACTAAGCAGCCTTGTCGGATTCCATGTGGATATCAACTCTGCCGATACACTGGCCAAGGCATTCGACAAGGTGGGTCTCGGCTATAACAAGACGGCCAAAGGCAAGCCAAGCTTCACCAAAGACTTCCTCACGTCCCTCCAGCATCCGGTGGCCGACCATATCCGCGAAATCCGAAAGCTATCCAAGCTGCGCGGGACATTTGTCGAATCCTACATTCTGAATTCGCATGTCAACGGCAGGGTCTTCGGGCAATTTCACCCGCTCCGCGGCGATGAAGGTGGCACGCGTTCTGGGCGCTTCAGTAGCTCGACGCCCAACCTACAGAACTTACCAAGCCGAGACGACGAGCTGGCTCCGCTAGTGCGAGGACTCTTTATCCCCGACCCAGGGCACCAGCAATGGCGCAAGTACGATTACAGCCAGATTGAGTACCGCTTCCTTGCCCACTTCGCCGTCGGCCCAATGTCTGATGAGATTCGGGCCATCTTTAATGCCGATCCGGACACCGACTACCACGTCATGACTCAGGAGCTGGTGCACCGGCAGACTGGACAGCTCCTCGATCGTAAGCCAATCAAGAACATCAACTTCGGACTGATCTACGGCATGGGCGTCGATAAGCTGGCTGGAGGCCTGGGCCTGTCGGTTAAGGCCGGCAGAGAGCTGTTTGCCGCTTACCACAAGGGAGCGCCGTTCGCGAAAGCAACGATGGAAGCCTGCTCGGAAGAAGCTCGGGACACCGGCATCATTAAGACCATCCTTGGGCGCAAGTCGCGTTTCGATCTTTGGGAGCCGCAGTCATGGGGAAGCGAGGGGATTGCCCTGCCCTATGAGAAAGCAATCCTCCAGTATGGCCAGATCCGGAGAGCCTACACGCACAAGGCTTTGAATCGCCGACTGCAGGGAAGCGCTGCTGACCTGATGAAGATGGCCATGTGGAAGTGCTACAAGGACGGCATCTTCGACGAGACGGGCATTCCACGGCTAACCGTGCACGACGAATTGGATTTCAGCGACCCAGGTGGCAAGAGCGCCGCCTTCCGAGAGATGAAGGATATCCTCGAGAATGCTATGCCCTTGCGCATCCCAATCAAAGCCGATTGCGATGTCGGACCAGACTGGGGCCACGTGGAAGAACTAAAAGAGTAGCCAAGGCAAGTCAAGCTCGGTATAATCTACTCACATTTAACAGGAGCTTGATATGAGAATGTGGATGGTTGACCCGAGGATCATGTGCCGCCAGCATCTGCTTGGTGAGCATGTAGAGCATCATATGTTTGTCGGCACGATCAATAAAGGCATCTCCATTGATGGGTATCTTCGCGATAACCTGCTGGAGCCTTTGAGCTTGCTGACGCGCCATGTTGAGCTAGTGCGTGAGATGGAGTCCCGCGGATACGATCACAAGTCGGAGCTCCTCTCCGTCGATCTGTCCCGCATGGACGAGAAGCAATTCTTTACCAAGATCGACCGCGAGAAGTCTCTTGCCGAGTTAATCCGTCGCTGCCCGGAATGCGCAGCCCGTCACAAGGAGATGCGAAGTGCAAACTAATGATTCATTCTGGAAAGTCGCTGCGGTCTTTGCTTTGCTTCTGATAGCCTTGGGCCTTGTCGGCACTGGGGACTTGGAGGAGGCTGAGCGCCAGGAGGCCCAGTACTGCTCGATGGTGAAATCTGGCCACTGGCCCGACTACAATGGCAATTACAAAGAGCTTTGCCGCCAACCCCGAAAGTAAGCCCTCCCACGAGCGTCATACGCGACGATCTCGGGGAGGGGCAGGGGGAAGGTAGGGAATTACTTTGTGGCGCCCCTAACCTTCTCCAAAGAGCGGCCGGCAGCGTAGCCTGTCATTCCCTGCCTACCTGCTGGATCCAGAAGCTGCAGATTTGAGCGTACTGGGCGGCTCTGTCGGCGTCGCGGGCGAATTCAAGAAGAAACTCCGAAGCCTCTGCTGAAAGTTCGGCTCCGGTGGTTCCACCTTCAGGCTGGCTGGCGGTTGTGGAGTCGGTGGGCACGGTGCCAC